GTAGTTTGTCTCCGAGCGATGAAGAAGAATTAGTTAAAGATGGCTGGAACCGCGTAACTGACACTTGTATACCTGAAAATGTTATGCAACATGTGTGGGGATTATTACTAGAATCTTGGAATGAACAAAGTGGTAAAACTCCTTATTTTCATTTGTGTTGTGTTTTAGATAAACTTATTGAAGATGGCGTTATAGTTCCACGATTAAACGAGTCTTGGGTTTGGGCAGCGCATAACGCTTGTATACCCGTATTTGTTCCCGGTTGGAGTGATAGCACAACAGGTAACATGTTTACTGCCAGTGTAAAGAAGGGTGAGATCAAAACAGGTTATAACGCTGTTGTAAGTGATGCTGAACAATTTGCGATATTGGCAAACTGGTACGAATCACAAATTACTGAATCCGGTGAAAGCCCAGCGTTTCTTCAAATTGGTGGGGGTATTGCTGGAGATTGGCCAATATGTGTTGTTCCATCTTTAAGACAAGATGAAAATAAAGATGTACCGCATTGGGGCTACTTTTGTCAAGTTTGTGATGCACCAGCATCGTATGGTGGATACTCAGGGGCGCCCCCAAATGAAAAAATTACATGGGATAAAGTTTCAAGTCAAACACCTAGATTTGCAATACAATCTGATGCAAGTATTGTTCTACCTTTAATATTGGACTATTTATTAACGAAATGAAACTCCTACTTGAAAATTGGCGCCAGTATGTGAACGAAGTGGTGGATGACGTATTCACGGGCAATTGTGGTATGTTTGGTATTGCTTTGGCTGAAGAAGCACAAAGAAGAGGTATTGACGCAGCACTAGTATTTGCACATAATGCTGATACAGATAAAGAATTGATCTATGGAGACTATAAAATTTACCATGTAGCCTTAAAGATCGGAGACAAGTATTATGATGGCAGAGGGGAAATCCGATTAAGCGAATTAGTATCATTTATGTTCGAGGTACCAGAAGATATGAATGTTGATGCTTTTAATCTTGTAAACCTAGACCAGATGAAAAGTGCTATTCGTCGTAATACGGCTTGGAGTGCGACCTGCAAGGATTTCAAAGAAAAGGCAAAACAATTTTTAGATAAAATGGGATATACAAATGAAACTCCTACTTGAAAATTGGCGAAAGTTCATAAATGAAAATATAGAATCAGCTAAACGTTTATCCATTTTTGATTTTGATGAAACAATAGCATTTTCTGAAGGATATATTATTGTTATAGATAAACAAACTGGTAAACAATTTAATATTTCATCTCAAGAAGAATATGACAAGCTTAAAAACGATGGTGGTTACGAGTTTGATTTTTCTCCGCTTGATCAAGTAAACAATGCGGTTGAGAATCCAAATATTACTTCTATCCTACGAGATAGACTAGCTGACTCAAATACACAAGTCATGATTTTAACTGCTAGAGCACCCGTAGCAATCGACGATATTCACAGAGTATTGCGAACTTTTGATGATCCAATTAAAACAAATAACATTATTATGATTGGCAACGAAGGTGGAAATAAAGGTGAATATGTTAGAGATGTCATACTTTCAAAATATGATAATATTAAAGAAATAGAATTTTATGATGATTCTGAGAATAATATTGTTGACATGAAAGTAGTAAAAAACGAAACATCTGAAAATGGTAGAGTGGAAAACTTTGATATTTATAAAGTGGTAGAAGGTATTCCAGAAAAAGTGCCCTGAAACAACTAGTTATATCGTGGAGGGTTCACGATGTCCAGTAACGGTTGGGAAAATTATTCTAAACTTGTTTTACAACAACTAGAAACTTTGTCTGGTGGTATTGATGCATTGCGCTTGGAATTACAAGACGTTAAATATCAATTAACTGAACTTAAAGCAAGAGAAGACAAAGTTCAAGAATTAAAAGTTTGGAAGGATAAGATGGATGATATAGCATCACCTCCACAGCTTAAAGTCGCATTGCAAGAAATAGAAGAACTCAAGTTATATAAAACAAAAGCAATGACTGCTTTTATGGTTGTTCAGTTTGTCATGGCAACAGCAATAGCATTAAGTAGTTATTTTTAAAATGGCCAAGGTTAAAAAAATAACCAAAGAAGCCTTACAGATATTAAAACTAGCTGCGAAACAATTTAATGGTTCGATACCATACGAAGAAGATTTAGAAAATATAGAACTTTTACCAGAAGTGGGAATAGATGGCACAGGTAATTTGTTTTGTTATAGTCCTGATTACAAATCATTTGTAAGCATTAAAAAAGGACAGAAAGCGATTATATTAGATGATTTCGATGGAGACGATGAGGTTTTAATTTACACTTATGATGGGTTTGTTGTTATAATAAAAGTAGAAAATCTTATTTTTACTGGTTTTGATTAATGCTGTTTGAAATTAATAAATTTTGGAAAACACTACTTTCAATTTTATTTTTCTTCACGCTTTATCACATTATCGGGTTCCAACCAACAGTTATTTTATTATTAATCCTTTTGTTAAATTCTACTAATTAAACAACAGGGCATGATAAAAAAAATTAAAAAATTTTACACCTACGATTATGACGGTGTATCAAAACCTATAAATGCAAATTACTTAGTTAATTGCATAATTGAAGGTGAAATTAAGTCAGTTGGAATTTTTGAGCAATCTGAAGAGGCAGAAGAACAGCTAGCTAAATATTTAGGTAAAGGCTTATGTGCATGGATTGTCAGGAATAATGAACGTTAAAAGTGAATTTGGAAGTTTAGTCTCAGAAAAATTTAATGTTGGCGATATTGTGCAATGGACCACTTGGGATGAAGAAACTAACGAATGGAGCTTGAATTACGGTATTTTACTAAAAGTTGAAAATATGATAAAATCAAATCGTATGGTTTCTATTTCTACTGTAAAGCCTTTAAATGAACAATACGAAGAAAAGGAATTGTTTACAATTAGTTTAAAACTAGTAAAGAGTAGTAGTTTGAATAGCAAATTCAGGCGTTGATAACTATTTATATTGAGTTTTTCTATGTTTAAAGTCATATCACCGATGGTAAAGCAATTTTTACCTTTCGCACAAAAAAGAATGGGGTTTAAAAATCCACCAAAACTTTTTTTGCGTCGTGATAACGAAAACGCAGAAAAATCACTGGGTAAAACAGCGTATTATGACCCAGAAAATAGAAGTATTACAGTGTATGTTACCGGTCGTCATCCTAAAGATGTCATGCGTTCCATATCTCATGAGTTAGTACATCACTCTCAAAATTGTAGAGGCGAATTTGATAAAGTCGGTTCTATGGGAGATGGGTATGCTCAAAATGATGAGCACTTAAGAGAAATGGAACGTGAGGCATATGAAGTTGGAAATATGTGCTTCAGAGATTGGGAAGACAGTGTAAAAAACACTACTTATTTTGAACATCTACAAAAAGGAGAAAAAAAGATGTCTACTAAAGATTGGAAAAACAAAGAAGTAACTCAGCTTCTCGCAGAAGCTTGGGGTTTTAAATTTAACTCACTTGATGAGTTTAATGAATTCAGCGGTGAAGGTGAACTTCAAGCAGAAGGTGAAGAAGAAGAAGTTGAAGAAGGTCGTCAACCACGTATGCAACGTCAAAGACAAGACTTAAATAGTCCAACACAATCTAAGCGTGCAACTCGTCCTTCCCCAGAAACGCGCGATGGCGATGATGATGATATTGACGAAGGCGAAGATCACGGCGATAAAAAAGATCTTGATGAAGGTGCTGAAGAGGAACTTGACGAGCAATCAAAAAGTGATTTACCTGACCGTGGTGCAGGACGTGCTGCTGGCGGCCGTCGTTTAGACGAAGAAGAGGAAGATCTTGATGAAGCTGCAAAACCTGATTATATCGATTTAGATAAAGACGGTGACAAAGAAGAATCTATGAAGAAAGCTGCTGCTGATGCTAAAAAGAAAAAGCATGGTAAAGACGACGATAAGAAAAATGAGTCCATTGATCCTTTACAAGAAGCAATTGCTAACTTACTTCGTAAGCATCTTAGAGGTTAAAAACATGTCCGGTAAGTATAAAAGTTGCTCTTAAATTGAGCAGGAATAAGTTTATACAAAAACTATTATTATTACATTCAAAAGAGGAACAAACAATGTCATTAGACAAAGCGTGGAAAGATTTTTTAAATGAGAGTGTTGATGAAAAGACTATCTTTACCTATATTCAAGGTCTCCAAGAAATTATTTCCAATCTTAAGCCAAGAACACTAACTGAAAAACGAAGGTTACAGTTAGCCAAACAACACTTACGTGAAGTTAAAAGATTTGCACGTAAATTGAATAATGATATTGGTGTTCTTCAAGAAAAACTTAATATACTGGAAGAGTCAAAAGGGGATGAATAATGGCGAAAGCTAATACTCATCTCACACACTTAGAAGAATTGGTGCTTACCCAAGGCTCAGCCGGCTATAGCATGGCTAGAGCCTTCCTTCTAGAGCTTTTAAAGGTTCTTAAGGGTAACACCAAGTCTAAGATTCAAACGTCCGTCAAATGGGACGGAGCGCCTGCTATTTTCGCTGGTACAAATCCTGAAAATGGTAGGTTTTTTGTTGGTACTAAATCTATTTTTAATAAAGTACCAAAGATTAATTATACAGAAGAAGATATTGTTAAGAATCATGGGCACGCGCCCGGACTAGTTGATAAATTAACTAAAGCTTTACGGTATCTACCATCTCTTAAAATCCAAAACATTCTGCAAGGTGATTTTATGTTTGACGATGGAATGGTGTCGACTATTGAAGTTGATGGTGAGCCTCATTATCGCTTTAAACCAAACACCATTACATATACAGTTCCTGTAAACTCTGATCTTGGAAGAGAAATTGGTGAGTCTAAGTTTGGAATTATTTTTCACACAACTTATAATGACTTAGATGGCAATGCTAGTTTTGGCGCTGATATATCTGGACTTAGAAAAACACCCGGAGTGTGGTTTGATGATGCGTACTTTGATGACAATACGGGTGTTGTAACATTAACTGAAGATGAAGAAGCTGAAATTACTAGATTAGTAACGGAAGCTGACGAAGTTAATGAGCGTATCAATTATGAGGATCTGCCATCAGCACTTTTAAACATTTATATTAACAGTGAAATTAAAGCAGGTAACTTTTTGGAAGATCCAGAAAGCTCATATGTCGGATTCTTAAACTGGTATTCACAACGTTCACAAAAGAAGATAAACAATCTTAAAAGTGTGAAAGGTAAACAAAAAGCAACACAAAACACTAAACAGACTTTACAATCTTTTAAAGAAAGAAGAGAAGACATAGAGAATATTTTTAGAATTAGTCGATTATTATTTGAAGCTAAAAACATTTTTATTCAAAAATATAATAACGCTGTATACAGAACAAGACATTTTATTGAAAATGAATCTGGAGATTTAGTCGCTAGTAATCCGGAAGGATACGTTGCTGTCGATCACAAAGGCAACGGAATAAAATTTGTTGATAGATTAGAATTTAGTAAAGCTAATTTTGCCATTGATAAAAGTGACAAGTTCTCGCCTGAACTAAATGAAGATGAGGATGAAGACGATGATCCGGTGATTGATGATGAATATCCAAAAACCGTAGCCGTCGTGCCCGGAGCTTTTAAACCGCCACATCTTGGACATTTGGATATGGTGCGAAAATATGCTAACATGGCTGATGAAGTTATTGTCATAATATCAAAACCAACCAAACAAGGAAGATATTTACCTAACGGTCGGGAAATTACTTCTGCAGATTCTCTCAATATTTGGAACATATTAGCCAGTGATTTACCAAATGTAGATATAGTTACCTCAAAAACACACGCATCACCTATCAATGCTGCATATGAATATGTTGGTGAGGAGGGTCCTGTTAATATTGGTGACACTGTTATATTAGGTGCTAGCACTAAAGATGACGACTGGAAAAGATGGCTCGGCGCAGAAAAATACGTTAAAAACGGGGTAAAACTGCTCGATCCAGAAAAAACCGCAGTTAATCCCACAGTGCGCGATAGTGGAGAGCCATATAGCGCAACAGATTTTCGCAATGCGCTCGGTGATCCTAACAACAATCGCGAAGAAATTGCCGACTTTGTTGGAGCACAGAACGTTAACGCAGTATTAGATATACTTGGGCTCGACACCATCGGTGAAATGTCAGGAGCGGGTGCTGTTGGGGGATATGCAGCCCCTTTGGGATATGGGTCGGTTAGACCCAAAAGCAAAAAGAGAAAGAAAAACGAATACATCGATTTAAGTTTGATTGATGAGGTTATGAAACTAATTAAGGAAAGAGGCATTGTAAAATGAACCAACAAGAAGAACAAATCTTAAGACAGAGTATAAGAGAAATTATTCGCTCTGTCAAGAGTAAAAAACTAAATGAAGAAATTCAACTTCGTAAGTTAATCCAAGGTTTTTTGGATATTGAATTTAAAAACTTGAGTGAAAAAGTCAGTGACACGGACCCAACTCCAAATAAGTCTACTGGAATTAATGTTTTGGAACAATTATTAAAAAAGATTGTTCCTATTGTAGAAGAAGATTATAAGTCTTTAACAACAAATAAAGAACAAAGAGATTCTTACAGATCACATATTGTTAACGCTGTAGTTAATACTTTAACTCCCGTTGAAATCAATAATGATGCACACAAAGGTGAGTCTGAAGGCATAGAAGATATGGAAGAGGAGGTATCGATTAATGTTGGCGGTTCTGATGATGATAAGTTTATCGATATTCGCACTGATGCCGAGAAATCTGCAGATGATGAAGAAAAGGAAGTGGATCCGAGAGATTCGTTCGGAGCGGGCGTCGAAGGTGACGAAACTGGGCGTAATGTGGCGTACCAATCGTTCAAAAAAATAGAAACAAATATTATTGATGCTTATGAATTACTTTCAAATCCTGAAGACCAAGAATTGTTTTATGATTATTTAATCGCGAATCTTAAACTTTACTTTAAAAAGTTCGAGCAAGAATTAGAACCATCAGTCGATGAACCTACAAACAAGGCTTATGATATGGCGGCCGCTGATCAACCAGCAACTGAGCCTGCAGGTGATGATGCAACTGAATTAGAGTTATAATGTCTGAAAAAGAAAAAACTATCACAGAATTATTAGAAGATGAATTTGGATCCACTTTAGCTGGAGTTACCGATATCGATAATTTAAAAGAAGCTTTATTTATTGCAAATAGAGTTACTGACGAGCAAATTAAAAAAAATTTACCGGATGATGTTGATCCCAATAATCTAGACTCTATAATTCGACCTGCAAAATATCGAAGAGACGAAGACGGTACCCTCGTAAAAATCAAAGATAAGTTCACTTTAAGAGATCTTATTTTACAAAATCAAGAACCTCAGACACTAATGGCAGAAATAATTGATGCTTACATTAATTCTAAATTAGGTGGATCAGAATAAAATCAAAAAATATTCGTTTTTTACTTGACAAGATAAAAAATCAGTATTATAGTTAAACTGTCAGTTGTGAAAGTCTATGAAAGATTATAGTACTATCAATAAATTAAAAGATCATAATATTATTAATGATCAGTTATTAGTTTGTATTAATAAACTATCACTTGAAGATCTAATCGCTATCAAATTAGAATTATCTACTAATTTACTAAATAACAGATTATATGGTTTAGATATTTGGAATAAGATGGATTCTATTACTAAAGAAGCTTTATTAAAATTTTCTTTATCAGTTACGAAAACTAAAGCTGATGCTAGTAGATTTTTAGGTATCACACAACAGAATTTTAATAGAATTTGTAAAACATATAAGGTATTTGAAAATGAAATTAATTAGTATGCTCAGCTTGTTAACATGTGGACCTGCTGAACTTGAAACACAAAAGACAGACACACAATCAAAAGTTGCTGAAGAAATTCCAACTGAGTTTGGTGTTATTGCTGCTGAAGGTTGTTCTCAAGCTTCTGTTGGCTCAACAGCGTGTAATATTGTTCTCTATGACCAAAATAAAGAGGTCTGGCAATTAAAAAATCAAAAAGATAAGATTGTTGTGTTAGATTTCTCAGCTATGTGGTGTGGTCCATGTCAGCATGCTGGTAGTTTTACACAAACTATTCAAGATAGTTATTCTAATGTTATCATGGCTACTATTCTAATTGATGGTTATTATTCAGGTATTGAACCCACTGAGGAAGAAGTTAATGGTTGGGTAAGCAATCATGGTATTACTACAGCACCGGTTTTGTATGCCAGTAGAGAGCTAATATTCGATACTACTGGTATTGGTTTAGACGGATACACTATAACTGGGTTTCCTACTTATGCTTATGTGGACACAGATGGTAAAATTCAATATATGCATACTGGTTTTAATGAATTGTATGTGAGAAATATTATCGAAGGTTTACAATAATGTGGAAAGTTTATAAATACGATGGAAATTATATTCAGGGTGATTTAGTTAGCAAGCATTCATCTGAAAATGCAGCATTAAAAGCAGCTAAAAAAAATATTGGTCACACTCACACTAAAAAGAAAAAAGTCAATAATGAAATTAGAATTTGGCTTGATAGTGTTAATCATACACCTATGGGTGTCATAATAAAAAATACTAGAGGATCTAGTTAGTATAGATAACGGGGGTGCCATGGTTTCGACAGGGTACTAAAGAAAAATAGTGCAAGCAGGTTAGATACGACCTTAACAGTTCAAAATAATTTAGTTGCAAATAACAACTTACACTTTGAACAGCGCTTAGCCGCTTAGTAGGGAGGCTGATTAGAGCCTTCTATCCAATCTAATCAAAACAACAGACAAGTTGTGAAAATCAAAAAACTTATCGCAACAGGATGGTAAGCGATATTTTATAACCATCTATCTTTGTCAGTTTGTGATAGAAACTGAATAAGCTTGTGAATGACTACAATTGGAAGTATTCTGGACGCGGGTTCGACTCCCGCCACCTCCACCATCTAAAGGAATACTATGAATATGATTAACTGGTTGCAAAATTTTTATAGCAACGAAAAAAAAGAAAAAATAATTAATAGAATTGTAAAACCAATTGATTCAATTGAAGACGCACTTTGGGATATTAAAGAAGATTACGATCTTGAAACTGAAGAAATTGAAAAAACAGTTCTTGACAAAAGAAAAAATATAGAGTATATGTATAAGTCTATAAAAGAAAAAACTAATGGTGATTTATGAGTGAAGAAAAAAAAGCAACTGTGATGGTCTCTGGTGGCTTTGACCCAGTTCATGCTGGACACATCAGAATGATTAGACACGCAGCGCAATATGGTGATGTAATTGTTATCGCCAATTCAGATAATTGGCTTTACAGAAAAAAAGGTTTTGTTTTTATGGAATGGGACCGCCGCGTTGAAATTTTAAACGCTATCAAAGGTGTTATTTTAGTTGATTCAGTTGATGATACCGATGGTACTGTTTGTGAAGCTATCACCCGACATAATCCCACCTTTTTTGCGAATGGTGGTGATCGAGGCAAATCTAATACTCCAGAGCAAGCAGTTTGTGAAAAGCTTGGTGTTCAACTTTTATGGGGTATTGGCGGCGAAGAAAAATTAGATAGTTCTTCTGAGCTTGCTAAAAAAGCCCGAGATTTTAACTCTCCTGAAAAACGTGGTGATGTAAAACATTCCGGTCGATGATTTAGTACTGTATTTAGAATAATGGGCAATGAAAAAACTTTAAAACTTGATTCTTCATATAGACCAATTGAAGTGATAGACGCTCTTGAAGCATTAGTTCTTTGTTTGGTTGGAAAAGCGCAAGCACTAGAAAGCTATAGCAGTGTAATCAATTCAGTAAGCGAAAGTTTTAACTTACCTGCAGTAATTGTACTTAAACGTATTGTAAAATTCAGGTACCACACCATTCCATGTCATAGAAAAAATATTATATGGCGTGATCAAAATCAATGTCAATATTGCTCAAAGCATTTTACGGCCGACAAATTAACCATAGACCATGTATTGCCTCGTTCAAGAGGTGGTAAAAATAAGTGGAATAATCTAGTTGCAGCTTGTAAAAAGTGCAACCAGCGAAAAGGTGATAAAACACCAGAAGAAGCTAATATGCCACTTTTAAAAGAGCCCAAAGTCCCTAGATCTGATATATTTAAAAATATAAGCGATTGTCAAGTATCATCAAAATGGGATTATTATCTTTGGTAAGCATTATTTGATTGACAGTAACAATCAAATACGTTATGATTACTATAATGCCCCTTAGCTCAGTTGGTAGAGCAGGTGACTGTTAATCACCTTGTCCGCGGTTCGAGCCCGCGAGGGGCAGCCACTTAACAAAGGAGAAAACATGTCTGTTGTAAAAAGACTACAATCACTAAACTTGCCTGAAGACGCAATGATTACGCTCACTCGTGAAGAGGGAACAGATGTCTTCGTTTATAATGAAACAGAAGTAGAAGATGCAATGAATGAAACAAGTGTTATTCATGATTTTGCGTCTTTAATTGCTAACACTAAACTTGATGCTCGTAATCAATGGAGTGGTAATATTATTCAACATCTTCGTGATAATGAATATCTTGAAGAGTATGAACGTGGTAGTTTTGCATTTGAAGATTTTCTTGCTGAGATGCTCACAGAAAATTTTTATGATACTGATTTAATTGAACATTCTACTGAGAAATATGATCACAAAAGAGGATTTTGCACTTTAACAGCACGAGTGGAGGTACCGCTCGCTAATTTTGTGGAAGTTAATCCGTTTGTTTCTGGTTGGACTGTATCTGTTGAAACCAATAATGGCACTTTATCATTTGATGCATAGCGCTGTTCTGCTCGCTTAATAAGCAGAAGGGGGCTGCCGACCCAAACGTAGGCAGAGGTTTCCGGTTATCCTAGTCCATGGCAAAAAACCGGTTTTATTGGGGTGAAGCGCCACTGGCAGGTGCACCGGGTTGTTACCCCGGCCGTTGTTGGTTCAAGTCCAGCCGCCCCAGCCATTTTTTAAATACTATCATATTTACTATGTGGAAGAAGTAGCAGAGTTGATGATTTTAGCTATGGTAATGTTCCTTGCTGCTTTTTTCTGTTTCAAAGTTTTATTGTTGCCTAATATTACAATGTCAACAATTGAAAAAGTACATGACATCGAAAAGAAAATACGCGATAAATGATAAAGTCTTAATTAGAGGCTTTACTAAACCAGTTGTTAAAGTCATATTAAAAAAAAGATATGAACCTGCGAAAAATATGCTCGGTGTTTCTGGCTGGTATGCAAAAATAATTTATAAAAAAGATGTTTATAAGTTAATAAAATCTGGTGTACCATATAAGAAAGATGAAAAACCCACAGTTTGGGTTTTTGATTGGCAAATAATTAAAAAATTGCCCGCATAGCTCAACTGGTAGAGCAACGGTTTTGTAAACCGTAGGTTGGGGGTTCAAGTCCCTCTGCGGGCACCATTCATTATGACAACTAAATTAGATCACATAGGGCTTATTGTAGATGAGCCTCGACTTGCAGCAAAATGGTATCAGCTTAAATTCAATGCTGAGATTTTGTATATGGATGACACTTGGGCATTTGTACAATTAGAAAATGTAAAGATCGCATTTGTTATTAAGGGTCAACATCCTCAGCATTTTGCTATTGAAGTTGATGAGTTTGATGAGGATGACGTTCTAAAAGAACACCGAGATGGTTCTATATCAACTTATAAGAAAGATCCTTGGGGTAATATTTACGAATTAATAAAATACCCAGAAACTTCTTGACATTGATATAAGTTAATGTTAAATTATTAGTATTACTGGAGGGTAATATGAATCATTTGGGCTATGCCTGTATTAATATGGGCTTTTCTTCGTTGCCTAAAAAACAACGCATCACAACTAACCGAAGTATGATTCGTCGCACTTTTGATGAACGCGGTATTGAGTATGCATCAGAATTAGCTCTGCAAAATCTTAGAGATTTGCGAACTATTCTTGAATGGAATTTGAAGAACGAAATTTACTTTTATCGACTTTCTTCAGATATTATTCCTTGGGCTTCTGAATATAGTCTCTCAGATATGCCTAATTTCGGTGCTATTCACGCCGCAGCACTTAGGGCGGGTAACTATGCCCGAGAGCATGGAATGCGCCTCACAGCGCATCCGGGTCCGTTTAATAAACTGGCATCTCCAAAAGAACGTGTGTTTCAACTTACTAAAACAGATTTATCAGTTCATGCTGAGTTGTTTGATCTGATGGGTTTACCTCGTACTCCATATGCCAAGCTTAATATTCATGTCGGTGCTGCTTATGGTGACAAGCCGTTTGCCCTTGATAATTTTTGTCGTAACTTTGAGCGTCTACCAGAAAATGTACGTTCACGGTTGACTGTTGAGAATGACGATAAAGAGTCGCTGTATTCAACACTGGAACTATACGAGGGCGTTTACAAGCGCATTGGCGTTCCAATTGTGTTTGACTATCATCATCACATGCTGCACACCGGTGGACAAACTGAACAAGAAGCACTAGAGCTTGCACTTTCCACATGGGGAGATATTAAGCCTGTGGTTCACTATGCAGAGTCTCGTTCGGCCGAGCATAATAATCCTAAAATTAAACCACAAGCACATTCAGACTTGGTGTATAATACACTTAATGATTATGGTCACGAGTTTGATATTATGATTGAAGCTAAACACAAAGAATTAGCACTAATGAAATACCGTATTCTATTAGAACAAAAGGGGGAGTGATAATGGAAATGTATCAAGTTTTTATAAATTGCGTTGTAGCGTTTATCGTCTTAGGATTTACGTTCTCGCTTTATATATTAGATAATATGGATAACTAATGTCAGATAAAGTATACTATGATGAAAGTTGTTATGTTTGCTCACTAGAAATAGCTGCTGTTCGAGACCGTGCAGAAGCATGTGGAATTGAGTTTATAGACATTAGTGCTGATGACTTTGACGGAGATATCAAAGACTTTGAAAAAGAAATGATTGGCTGGTTTAGCTCAAAAGCAACAAAAGGACCTGAAACATTTCGCCTAATGTATGATAAAATGGGATTTAAGAAATCTGTTTGGTTTTCACGACTTCCAATTATTAGAATTATTTTTGATACGGGTTACTATGTTTTTGCATTTGGAATCCGTCCATATTTACCGAGGAAAAAGAAATGAAATTTATTAAAGATTTTCTCTTCAACAGAGAAATTAAAAGTATTAACAAAAAAATTGCAAGACTACAAACTCAAGCGCTTGAACTACAACGCAATGGAAAGCTTAGGTTGTACGCTGAAGTTATGAGAGAAATTGATATAGCATCAACTTTATTAGTTGAAAAACTTGATAGTCGTAAAGAGCAAAGTTATACTGAACCAGACAGCGATCTAGTTGATTACGATGGTATGGGAAATCAGGGTCGATTCCCAGCGGGCAAAAAGTAGTGGCAAGACAAGAAGTTGACAGCACATATTTTGATAAGTGGAACCCAAATGTGGACTACAGCAAACACCCAGAGCTTTATCGAATTGGTCGAGGACAGCAGGGTGTATTAATTTGTGAGCCATATAAGTCTGATATATGTGCCTATTGGAGATTTAAAACTGTTCGCGAAGCTCAAGTATCCAGTCAAAATATTCTTGTGATGTTTTACGATTATTTGAATAATGAAGATTTTGTTGGTGCTGACATGGCTAAAAAGTTTTTACACATGGGATTTACCCGTGCTCGTAGATATGCTAACCACCGCGATGGTAAAAAATATAACGATGACGGAACTATTATTCCACAGGAGCCCGACGCTATGACATGTGAAAAAGCGCAATCAGCAAGAATCTTTTATTCAGCATGGAAAGAGGCTCGCGAAAACAAAAAATATCTTCAAATGAAATCTGAACATAAAAGTTTATATGGTTATTAAAAGCTATTAAATACTATTTAATGTTAGCGAGTCTAGTATGGCTAAAAAAAATTATGTGTTAGATACAAGCGTTTGCTTAACCGACGCTGATGTACTTTTTAAGTTTGATAATCACGACATATTTCTACCATTAAAAGTCTTAGAAGAAATTGATGGACATAAAAAGCGTCAAGATTCTGTCGGCGCTAACGCTAGAAAAATCATACGAATTCTAGATGATTATCGCTCCAAGGGTAGTTTAGAAAAAGGCATTCGTATTGATAAAGGTAAAGGTATTTTAAAAGTAGTATCGTTTACTGATTTAAAACAAGTTATCTTTCCACCTGATTTAGATTTGCGACATCCTGATCACATAATTATCGCAACTGCTAAGACTATTCAGGCAAACAAAGATAATCGAAAAACTATCGTAGTTTCTCGTGACATTAATATGCGAGTTATATGTGATTCTGTAGGGATTACAGCCGAAGATTACGTTTCAGAAAAAGCTGTAACATCATCCGACGATCTTTATAATGGATTTGTTGTGGCTAATTTTGATGATGAGGTAATTGATAGATTTTATTCTGGAGAAGACATATATCCGCAAAGTCTTAGCGAGGAAATGTCTGGAATTATTTATCCAAATCAATATGTCATGATGGTTAGTAATGCTAATGAAAAAAAATCTGCGCTAGCTAGATTTAAATCAGAGCATGAGCCACTGTCCAAAATAGTGCATAAAACACTACCTGATTGGAAAATAGAATCTAGAAATAAAGAACAAGCATTTGCAATTGATATGCTTATGGATCCAAAAATTAAAATCATCTCTCTCGTCGGTCGCGCCGGATCTGGTAAAACACTTTTAGCCATTGCGGCCGGTTTGCAGCAAACAATTGGTTTAAGACAAGATGAGAATAACTATTCAAGACTTATTGTATCACGACCAGTTCAACCACTTGGTAAAGATATAGGCTACTTGCCCGGAACTATGGAAGAAAAAATGTTACCATGGTTAATGCCTATTCAGGACAACTTAAAGTTCCTAATGGGAGATCGTACATCACTTGAAATGTACATGGAAAAAGGCAAAATTGAGATAGAAGCACTTACGTATATTCGTGGACGATCTATATCAAATGCTTTTATCGTAATTGATGAAGCTCAAAATTTAACAAAACATGAAATTAAGACTATTATTACTCGTATTGGTGAAGGTACAAAAATAGTTTTGACTGGAGACGTTGAGCAGATTGATAATGTATATGTTAACGAAACCTCAAATGGATTAGCGCATGCTGTTGAAAGCTTTAAGAATTACCATATTTCAGGACACATGACATTCAGGAAAGGCGAACGATCTGAACTCGCAACTCTAGCATCAAAAGTTTTGTAAACAAAAAACCAATAATTTATTATAATATTATAGGAAGGTTATTATGAATGAAGAAAAAATTATTACTGAAAAAGAATACAATCGTGAAGACTTATTGAGCGTAGTCGTACAACAGGATTCAGAACTTAAAGAACATCTTGTAAGGTACGTTGGTGAAAAGTTTGATCGTGAAGAAGTAACTGTGCACATGATTGCAGAAATTATGGCACATGAGTTTCCAGAGTTCATGGTTTCAGTCGCTGAAGAAAACTTTTTACGTGGATACAAATTAGGATTAGATGATGGAACAGAACTCCTTAATAAGCAGAATGAAGGAAGCCACTCAGAAGAGTAACGTAGATTTTTATACTCCAAACGGCTTACATGTATATTTTAAAGATGAATTATTAAATGACGACTTAAATGTTGAAAAAGTAATTTCTAAATTTGAATCTCTTTTGCCAAAAGATTTTTCATCGCTTATCGAAATGATTATAGTTGGACAGTTTGAGGAATTTGAAGAGCGTTCAATTAACGCTTTTTATGATTCTGGCACGATTTACGTATCAAACATACAAGACGATTTTAATGATTTACTAGACGACATAATTCACGAAACTGCACACGCTGTTGAAGAACAGTATGGGTTTGAAATTTATGGCGATAGAAAAATACACGATGAATTTCTACAAAAAAGAATGTTCTTGCATGATTTGCTTTGGAATATGGATTATCGAGCACCTCGTTCTTTTTTTAATGATGTAGAATTTAATCAAGAATTTGATGATTTTCTTTTTAAAAAAGTTGGGTACGATAATTTTAGAAAAGCAACATCGGGAGTGTTCTTAACTCCTTATGCAGCCACATCGTTACGTGAATATTTTGCTACTGCATTCACAGAATATTACATGGACTCAAATCATAAATTTTTATCTAAGGTTGCAAAAACACCATTTGAGAAAATAATTTCAATTAGTAAGCCAAATGAACTTGACAGCTATTACTAGACCTGTTACATTAAATTAAAAAGGTATTATTATGTCTCATATTTCTTACTCCGAACTTAAAGATTGGAGTTTTTGTGCTTTTTACCACAAGCTCACTCGTATTGATGGCATTGATGGTTTTACCGGTAATGAATATACAGCATTCGGTTCTGCTATTCATTCTGTGTGTGAGAAAAAATTACTCAATGAAGAAATTGAAGAAGATTTTTTTGTAAAAGAACTTAAAAAGAACATTGCAGAACTTGAAGATGATGTAGATAACAAGCTTGTTCATCAAATGATGAAGCAAGGTGGCAATATTATTCCAGAAATTGACGATGCACTTTCTGAATACTTTGAAGAGTTTGAGGTCTTAGCTGTTGAAATGCCACTGTATGAGCCAATTGAAGGTGAAGACAAACTGTTTAAAGGATACATCGATGCAGTGGTAGCCACCCCTGATGGAAAGGTTCACATTTTTGATTGGAAGACCTGCTCTTGGGGTTGGGATTCACGTAAAAAAAGTGACAAAATGGTGACATATCAATTAACTTTGTACAAACACTTCTTTTGTCAAAAAATGGATATTAATCCAAAAGACGTAGAAACTCACTTTGCACTACTTAAACGTACAGCTAAGAAAAACAATGTAGAATTTTTTAGAGTTACAAGCGGACCTAAAAAAACAGAGAATGCTCTTAAACTTTTAAACACCGCGCTGTACAATATTAAAAATCAACGATACATCAAAAACAGGCTATCCTGTACTGGTGGATATGGTTGTAAGTTTTATAAGACAGAACACTGTCCTTGAGGAATAAATGAAAAAACATAAAATTTTAGTTTTGTCTGATCATCCTCTCTCACCTTCCGGTGTGGGTACACAGACAAAATATATGATTGAAGCACTTTTAAAAACCGGAAGATATAAATTTGTTTGTTTAGGTGGAGCAATAAAGCATGCTGATTACACGCCACAAAAAATAGAACCATGGGGTGATGATTTTGTCGTTATACCAGTTGACAATTACGGAAATGATGAAACTATTAGATCAGTTCTGAGAAAAGAGAAGCCAGATGTGCTTTGGTTTATGACAGACCCAAGATTTTATGAATGGCTTTGGCAAATGGAAGACGAAGTTAGAGCTTTGGTTCCTATGATTTACTATCATGTTTGGGACAATTTCCCAGTGCCAATGTATAATAAACAATTTTACGATTCAACTGACTATGTTGTGTCGATATCAAAGGTTACAGAAAAAATTGTTAGCACTGCATCGCCAGATTCGTTTGCTGCACATATACCACATGCTGTTAATCCAACATTTTTTAAGAGATATACAGACGCAGAAAACTTAGAAAAAGTAAGAAATATTAGAACTAATCTAATAAATTCTAGCAATGTTTATAACAATCCAAGAAAAAAGGTATTCTTTTGGAACAATAGAAACGCTAGACGCAAGCAGTCTGGAACTCTTATATGGTGGTTCAAAGAATGGCTCGATAAGGTTGGTCATGATAAAGCGATGCTATTAATGCACACTGACGCTCAAGATCCACATGGGCAAGACTTGCCCCATATTTTACAACACCTCGGTCTTAATCAAGGTCAAATATTGCTTTCGACTACAAAAGTTGGTGCTCAAGAACTTTCAGTAATGTATAATGCTGCTGATTATACAATTAATATCTCTGATGCTGAAGGTTTTGGCTTATCCACACTTGAATCGATGTCGTGTGGAACTCCAATTATTGTAAACATGACAGGTGGTCTACAAGATCAGGTTACTGATGGTTCAAATTGGTTTGGCTGGGGAATTAAGCCCACTTCAAAGACTATTATTGGTTCACTACAGGTGCCCTACATCTACGAAGATAGAATTTCTCAAAAAGATTTTGAAGCAACACTAAACAAAGCATTAAAATTAAGCAAGAAAAAGTATTCAGAATTATCTGATAAATGTGTTCAGCATGTAAAAGATAACTTTAATTTTGAAACTTTTGAAAAATCTTGGATTGAATTTTTTGACAGGGTTATTGAAGAATCTGGTTCTTGGGAAACAAGAAAAAATTATGACAGATGGCACTTGATGGAGGTAGCATGAAAAAAAGCGTATTATTAGTTGGACCACTTCTTACAAGAAGCGGCTATGGAGAACAAGCACGTTTTGCTCTTAGATCTTTGAGAAGTAGAGAAGATTTGTTCGATATTTATATTCGGCCGATAACTTGGGGTCACACATCATGGATGACTGAGGATAACGAAGAGCGCCGATGGATTGATGAAACAATTGAAAAAACAATTGCTTACATGCAACAAGGTGGTCAATTCGATATGTCTTTACAGGTTACTATACCAAATGAATTTCAAGTGATTGCTAGAGAAAATGTTGGCTATACAGCAGGCATTGAAACTACTCACTGTGCTGCACTGTGGATTGAAAAGTGTAATGGAATGAATCGTAATATCGTAGTTTCTAACCATTCAAAAGAGATTATGGATTCCACCGCCTTTGAAGTTCAAAATAATCAAACAGGAGAAGTTACAGGCACTTTAAGAAATCAAAGAGATTTATTTACTGTGAATTACCCAGTTAAGACTTTTGAAGAATTACCAGAGTTAGAATTAAATTTGAAACATGATTTTAACTTTCTTGTAGTTGCACAATTTGGACCTCGTAAAAATTTGGAAAATACAATCAACTGGTTTTTAAATGAATTTAAAGATGAAGAGGTTGGTATGATTGTTAAAACAAATGTTGCAAAAAATTGTCTAATTGATAGAGAAACATGCATGAATAATATTAGACAAATTATTAATTCTGCAAATGTTCCAGAACGCAAGTGCTCTGTTCACTTACTGCATGGTCACATGACTGAAGAGGAAATGCACAGTTTATACTTACATGATAAAGTTAGTGCATTCGTAGCCTTACCTCACGGTGAAGGCTTTGGATTGCCTATTTTTGAGGCGTCTTACAGTGGTTTGCCGGTTGTATCAGTTGGCTGGTCTGGACAAAAAGACTTCCTTTATGATGAAGATGGTAAAGCGCACTTCTATGAAGTCTCATATGACATGGTTCAAGTCCCCCCAGAAGCTGTCTGGAAGGATGTTATTGAGCAAACAGCAGGTTGGTGCGCTGCAAGAGAACAGTCGGCTAGAGAGCAAATGAGAGCATGTTACGAAGATATTATAAACAAGAACGAAGATAGTATTGCACATGGTGCTTGTGATAGATCAGCACAATTAAGAGAACAATTTTCTGAAGAAAAAATGCACGAAATGTTTGTGAAGTCTTTTACTGGTGAAATCAAAACAGAAGCTATCAAGGAAGAAGTCGATGAGCTTTTGGCGGACTTAATGTGACCGTGGAAAAAGAAATAAAATACATATTTCTTGCAGATGCTTTTTCAGAACACTTTCAAGGTGGAGCGGAGTTTACTACATCAGCGTTATTTGATGGCGGTATTGAACACATTATTGAAAAAACTGGTGGTAAAGATTTTGTTTTGGGTAAATTGCTTTCTGAAGAATTAAGTCTTAACGTATTAGAAAAATATAAAAATGTACATTTTATAGTTGGTAATTTTCATTATCTTAAAGACGAACATAAAATATTTTTCTGTAAGAATTTATCATACTCAATATTAGAATATGATTACAAGTTGTGCGATTATCGCTCGCCACAAATACATAAGCTTGCTGAGGGTAAAGATTGTGATTGTGCTGAAAGAGTAAGTGGAAGACTAAATGCAGCATTCTACAGTTATGCTAAAAACGTCTGGTTTATGAGTAATGCTCAGCGTGAGTATTTCTTAGAACACATTCCTACACTTAAAGAAGAAAATTGCAGAGTATTAAGTTCAGTTTTTGATAGGCGTGATTTAGATTTTATCGATTCTATTAAAGATAACAATAAAGATGAAAAATATTTAATTCTTGGCTCTGATTTTCCAATTAAAAATACTCAAGGTTGTGTAAATTACGCTAAAGAAAACAATTTAGATTATGAAATTATTAAAGGTTTACCTTATCATGAGCTATTAATTAAGCTCTCAACATCCAAAGGTTTAATTTTTCAACCGCTTGGATTTGATACATGCCCAAGACTTGTGATTGAGGCAAAAATTCTGGGATGTGATCTTATTTTAAGTGATTATGTTCAACACCAGAATGAAGAGTGGTTTGCTAGCAGAGAGTCAACAGTTGAACATATGCGCTCAAGAGTAAAAGCATTTTGGAGTCATTATGAGTAAAAAAACTATTGTCGTTATGGGAAATGGTCCGTCGCTTAAGGATGTTGATTTTGAAATGCTCAAGGGTTTTGACACCTTTGGGCTAAATTCAGCTTACAGGGCGTACGAAAGAATGGATTGGTGGCCAAAATATCACGGTTGCTATGATTTTAGAGTTACCCTAAATCACAGAGAAAGCTTTGAAAATTTAATCAATAATACACCAATTGAAAAATGTTTTTATGTAAAAGATATTAGTGATTCAGAGGGCTTTCAATTTGTAAATTTACAGCCATTTGGTAGTATGAATAAATGGAACAATAAGACAGATGATTTTACAGAGTTTAACGATAATGGAAACTCTGGAGCAAATGCTTGTTCAACTGCTGTTTGTTTAGGATATGAAAGAATTATACTCTTGGGTGTTGATTGTAATTATGTAGAGTTTGTAGACGGCTGTGTTCGTGATGGAGCTGGCTTAAAAATGGAAAAAACACCTGATGAAAATCCAAATTACTGGTTTGCTGATTACCAACAAGAAGGTGACGAATATAATGTACCTAGAGGTTTAGATTTACACTTGCCCACTTGGAACTATTTTGCTTATAGAGCAATCTGGAACAATGTAGAAGTTATAAATTGTAGTCCAGTATCAAACCTAAACTGCTTTAAAAAAATGAGTCTGAAAGAGGCATTAGCTTTATAATGTTTGATAAGATTTACTCCAAAGTAGAAGAGGACAAGCTTTTACACATTGTCTGTAGACCCACCGCACTTAAGAAAGTAAGAAACGACGTTGTTGGTGAAGAAGAATATTTGCAACTTGCGATATTAAATTTTCAAAAAGGTAAAACTTTCAAACCTCATAAGCATATTTATAAACCTGTTCCGGGTCAAGCAATAGCACAAGAATCTTGGGTTGTTATGAGCGGTCGGGTAGAAGCTATATTTTATGATTTGGACGACACAATTGTCGAAAAGAGAATTTTAGAAACTGGCGATCTTTCAATCACTTTATTTGGTGGTCATAATTATAGAATTTTAGAAGATGACACCTTGGTTCTCGAATACAAGACAGGACCATATTATGGGCAATCAGCAGATAAGGAATTTATAGGAGAGTAGCATGGCTTGGGATCATTGGCTTAATGAAAAAAGATTTACCTTGTTTCGTAGTGCTATCATACAAGAACAGTTTATACAGTGTATCTCAGATCACACTCCTCAAGGGGGTACTATCTTAGAAGCCGGTTTTGGTTTTGGTACTACAACAGAATTATTAAGAGATTTAGGTTTTGAGATAGCAGGATTTGATCTCGAAGAAATAGCTGTTAAACAAACTGGTGAAAGATATCCACATTTAAAAGATAATCTCTATGTTGGTGATATTCTCGAACGTCAAACATATACTAAACTTTACGATACAATTATTCATCAAGGAGTATTAGAACACTTTTGTGATTCTGAAATTCTTGATATTTTATTAATACAAGCAGAGAGGTGTAAAAAAATTATCTTTGACGTTCCAAATTGTTTAAGAGAATGCACTGATGATGAAGGCGACGGTACTAGGTTTGAAACACCAGAATTTTGGGAAACTATGATTTCTAAAGCTGGTCTTAAATTTCAAAGATTTGGTAGAACTTATGATTACGGAAATGATTTACTACCGAAAGAACTCTTAAAATACGATTCAGATTTGATGAAAAAGGTAGGCAG